GCCTTTGAGAAGGCTGGTCAGACCGAAGAGGACGCTCTCGTCCAAGCAAGGCTGGCACGTATTCTCCGGGCTAGTGATTACAACTTTGAGTTTGACCAACCAATTATTTGGAGTCCTGCATGAAACTACCAACCAACGCAGAGGAACGTAAGGCCATCCCCGTCTATACCGGGTTTGTCAAATACTTCCCTGATGCAATGGCCGCTGTTGCCAAGGTGTCACTGAAAGGTGGCATCCAGCATGGGCAAACGCCTGAGACATTGCATTGGGACAGGTCTAAGTCAGGTGACGAACTTGATGCCATGATGCGTCATATCATTGACGAAGATTGGGCACAGGTAGCTTGGAGAGCTATGGCACATCTACAAAAGAAAATCGAAGAGGAACAGAACTAATGATACCCAACCAGCACTACGGGATGACACTTCCCATCTCTGAAGAAATTGACGCTATTAAATACAGACAGACAGGGGAAGATTTTTACTCAAAGGTTGTCCGTATTGCTGGGGCGTTGAAGGATGACCCCATCCACTTTGAAACATTCAAAGATATTCTACGCCACATGAGGTTTCTCCCGGCTGGTAGAGTACAAAATGCCATGGGTGCGGCGAGACAGACAACAGCGTTCAACTGTTTTGTCTCTGGTACTATTGAAGATAGCATGAACTCTATCATGCACCGGGCGACACAGGCCGCAGAAACCATGCGGCGTGGGGGTGGTATTGGTTATGACTTTAGCCGCCTTCGCCCACGGGGTGACCGCATTAAATCTCTCGACTCCAAAGCCTCTGGTGCTATCAGCTTCATGGGTATTTTTGATGCCGTGTGCCAGACCATTGCGTCATCTGGTCACAGGCGTGGAGCAGAAATGGGTGTTCTTCGTATTGACCACCCCGACATCGAAGAGTTTATTACAGCTAAGAATAACAGCGACAAGCTGACAGGGTTCAACATCTCCATCGGTGTGACAGACAAGTTCATGCGGTGCTTGGAAGATGGTACTCCGTTTCCTCTGGAGTTTGAAGGTGAAGTCTATAAAGAAGTAGACCCTGAGAACCTCTGGGACATGGTGATGCGAAGCACATGGGATTGGGCAGAGCCGGGTGTTCTGTTTATTGACACCATCAACAAAATGAACAACCTACATTACTGTGAAACCATCGAAGCCAGCAATCCGTGTGGCGAACAACCTCTGCCACCATTTGGTGCGTGTCTGCTTGGTTCTTTCAACCTACCTAAGTATGTGACGGATGGTAAGTTTGACTACGGCCTATTTGTCAGTGACATCTATCAGGTTGTCAGGGCGATGGACAACACTGTTGACCGTACAACCTACCCACTGCAAGAACAGGAAACTGAAGCAAAGAACAAGCGTAGGATGGGACTTGGTGTCACAGGCTTGGCTAACGCTGGTGAGATGTGTGGTATGCCATACGCCTCTGAGCAATTCATGGAGTTTACTGAGACTGTCTTAGAAACACTTCGTGACCACTGCTACTCCGCATCGGCTGACCTTGCAGAAGAGAAGGGTTCGTTTCCTCTGTATGACCAATACCATTATATGCAGAGCAAGTTCATTAAGACCCTGCCGACATGGGTACAGGAAAAGATTGAGCGTCAGGGTATTCGTAACTCACACCTGACATCTATTGCACCTACCGGGACTATCAGCCTTACCGCTGACAACGTGTCGAGTGGCATTGAGCCACCCTTCAGCCTCTACTATGACCGCACTATCCAACAGTTTGACGGGCATCAGGTACAGCGTGTAGAGGATTATGCTTACCGTCAGGGTATATCAGGCCGTACTGCTAATGAGATTTCAGCAAAGGAACACCTAGCTGTTCTGGCTCTGACCTCTCAGTTTGTCGATAGTGCTGTCTCTAAGACCTGTAATGTAGGTGACAATGTAACCTATGATGAGTTTAAGAACCTGTATTACGATGCGTGGAAACAAGGATGCAAAGGAATAACTACCTTCCGTGCCGCTGGAAAAAGGTATGGAATTTTGAACGAGGTAAAAGAAGACGAGCCAAACGCAGAAGCTTGCTTCATTGACCCGGATACTGGTCTAAAGTCCTGCGAATAATACCCACCATATAAGAGGACTAGAATGTCTAAAGAAAATAAACAAGTAGAACACTTACCCGTCACAGTAGTTCAACTAATCGACACACTAGACCATGTATTTCCTGAAGAATCTGCCCGATTAGAGTGGTCAGATAGAGAGGTTTGGGTAAAGGCTGGTCAACGCTCTGTAGTAAATTGGTTGTTAGAGTTAAAAAGACGGGATGAAAACCCTAACACTGAGGAGTGATATATGTGTAGTGTACCAATGGTTATTGCTACTGTCGCATCTGCCCTCGTCACAAAAAAGATTACTGACGATGCCTCTAAGAAGCAAGAAAGGCAGATGAAACAGCAACAAGAAGAAGCTCAAAAAAGAGCCGATGAAGCTAACAAAAAGTTCTTAGAACAACAACAAGCAGAAGCCGTAAATCCAAACCTTATTAAGAAAACAGGTATTGCAGATACAGGTACTGACCAGCTTAAAATTAAGAAAACCGCTGGTGCTTCTATGAATACCCTAGGAATGGGTGGAGCTTCTGGAACTGGCGTTAATATTGCCTAACTAATTAGAAGGTAAATCGTTATGCACGAGAATACTTCCTGCGCCAAGCGTTATTACAAACTTGCGGCTGACAGGGAGATTTACCTTGACCGGGCAAGAGAGTGTTCGGAATTAACTCTCCCTGCTCTTATTACCCCGGAAGGTTTTAGTTCAGCTACTGACCTATACCAACCCTTCCAAAGCATTGGTGCAAGGGGTGTCAATAATCTGGCATCAAAACTAATGCTTCTACTTTTCCCACCTAACTCTCCCTTCTTCCGTTTGGCGATGGATACTAAAACTAAGACAGAACTAGATGGTGAAGGTGAACTTAGGGCAGAAATCGAACAGGGACTTGCTGGCGTTGAGCGAGAAGTCATGGGAGAAATTGAATCCCGTGCTTTGAGAGTACACGTTTTTGAGGCTCTAAAGCATCTGATTGTTTCTGGTAATGTACTTATACATCTCCCCAAAAAAGGTGGACTCAGAGTTTTTCCTCTGTCCAGCTTCGTTACCAAGCGTGACCCTGCCGGGGAGCTACTTGAGGTTCTCCTAGAGGAAAAGGTGTCCCCACGGGCACTGCCTGAAGGCATCGAAAATATTGATTACACAGGCGATGAAGACCTCAAGATTTATACAAAAATTTATAGAACCGATTCCGATAACTATTATGTCTATCAGGAAGTCGAGGGACAAATAGTCCCCGGCTCTGAAGGCCAATACAAGAAAGCACTAATGCCGTGGATTGCACTGCGGATGGTACACTTGGATGGTGAAGACTATGGACGCTCTTTTGTGGAAGAGTATCTAGGTGACCTCAAGTCATTAGAAGGCTTGATGGAAGCGTTGGTAAGCTCTGCCGCCGCCAGCGCAAAGCTAGTATTCATGGTGAGGCCAAATGCTAGTGTCCGAAGAACTGACCTTGCTAAATCAAAGAACGGCGATGTCATTCTGGGTGACCCCAATGATGTCCGTGTACTTCAAACTGAAAAGTACCCAGATATGCGTGTTGTACTGGAAACCGTACAGCGCATCGAAGAACGTCTTTCTTATGCGTTCCTTCTTAACACCGCTATCCAGCGTAATGCTGAACGGGTAACGGCTGAAGAGATACGCTTTATGGCACAGGAACTAGAGTCAGCCCTTGGTGGTGTGTACTCAATCCTGTCACAAGAGATGCAACTGCCTGTAGTAAAGATACTTATGGATAGTATGTCTGCATCTAAGAAAATCCCCAAGTTACCAAAAGGAACAGTTACCCCTGTTATTGTTACAGGTGTAGAAGCTTTGGGGCGTGGGAATGACCTCAACAAACTTAGGGCATATATGGCTGACCTTGTTCAGTTAGCTGGTGTAAGTCCTGAGACAATATCACGAGTAAACTTTGGTGACCTTGTAAACCGTTTGGCTACAGGGCATGGCATTGACACTATTGGTTTGATGAAGACTGACCAAGAAATGCAAGAAGAAATGCAAGCACAGGCAGAAGCGCAACAACAACAAATGGTTGCTGAAACGCTTAAAGATGCCGCACCAGATGTGATTAAAGAAGCTGTAAAACAGCAAGGATAAAAATGACAACACCCAAAATGACTTTGAAGAACGACAACCCAAAGGAAGAAAAGGCAAAGAAGCCTGAGTATCCAGCGTGGCCGGGACGAGAGGTTGCTGAAGTTGGTAAGAAATATATCAATAGAAAAGGCAACATCATGCAGTTGGGAGCGTCTAAATAATGGCTGAAACACAATCAATACAGGTAGAAGGCAATGTCACAGGCAGTGAAGCACCAGTACCAGAAGTTGCTGAAGACCGTCCTGAGTGGCTACCAGAAAAGTTTAAGTCTCCTGAAGAACTTTCTAAGGCATATGGTGAGTTGGAAAAACAATTCACTCAGAGCCGCCAAGAAGCTAATGAAAGTAATACTTCAGAGCCTGAACCAGAAGCTACAGCGGATGCTCGACAGGCTGTAGAAAATGCAGGGCTAGACTTTGAATCGTTGCAAAACGAATTTGCTGATTCTGGCGAACTATCTAATAAAACTTACGATGACCTACAGGCACGAGGTATCCCACGAGAAATGGTGGACTCGTATATTGAGGGTCAAAAATCTCTTGCCGCCGAATACCAAGGCGAACTCTACAATTATGTAGGGGGTGAAGAGAACTACGAGCAGATGTCCGAATGGGCTTCTGACAATATGTCTGACGATGAGATTGATGCCTATAATGATGCAATCGTTTCGGGTAATCCATCACAAGCAAAGTTGGCGATTGAAGCACTTAATTCACGTTATGTGAAAGAAAATGGTTCAGCCCCTAACCTTGTTGGTGGTAAAGCATCTTCATCAGTAGACACTTACGCAAGCTGGGCACAGGTTACCGCTGATATGGCAAAGCCTGAGTATAAGAAAGATACAGCTTACCGACAAACTGTAGCTAATAAATTAGCAAGGAGTAATCCGTCATAACTTAACCAGCCTATCAAGGCTGTTAGAAAGTTATCTCTATCCTAGTAAACCGTTTGGCTCTCTGCGGAGAACACCCTTTCTGGCAAGTAGTGATTAGCAGAATAACAACCAACTTTAATTTTAACTTTTGAGGAAACGAAAATGGCTAATGCTAACGTATCCGAAATTGGTAAGGTAAATAATGCTGGTACTGCTGATGCCCTCTTTCTGAAGGTGTTTGCAGGAGAAGTCCTTACTAGTTTTGAACAAGCTACTGTGACTGCCGACAAGCATATGATTCGTACTATTGCTAACGGTAAGTCAGCACAGTTCCCCGTGATGGGTCGCAGTTCAGCGGCATATCACACTCCGGGCAATGAAATTACTGGCACTGATATTAACCATAATGAAAAGGTCATCACAATCAATGACCTGTTGATTTCAAGCCACTTCATTGCAAATATCGATGAAGCTAAGAACCACTACGATGTTCGTTCTGTTTACTCGCAAGAGATGGGACGGGCACTTGCTTTCCAAATGGACAAGCACGTTCTTCAGACTATGGTACAAGCCGCCGCCGCATCTGCTAACGTGGGTGACACTGGCTATGCTTCAGGTACTATCATCACAAGCACTAACTCAGGTACTGCCGCCGCAGACTTGATTACTGCGTTGTATGATGCCGCCGAAGCTCTGGATGATGCTTATGTACCATCCGAAGGCCGCTTTGCCTTTCTGAAGCCAGCACAGTATTACCTGTTGGCTAATGCTTCTAACGCAGTCAACGTGGACTTCTCAGGCCAAGGCTCTATTGCCACTGGTCAAGTCCCACAGCTTGCTGGTCTTAACCTGATTAAGACATCACATCTACCTACCTCAAACATTACAGGTACTGGTGTAGATGCTGGTGGTGCTGGTTCAGCACAAGCTATTGATGCGTCCAATACGACTGCCCTCGTTGCACATACCTCTTCTGTAGGTACTGTGAAGCTGATGGACTTGGCTGTTGAGTCAGATTATGACATTCGCCGTCAAGGTACTCTTATGGTTGCGAAGTACGCAATGGGACATGGTGTCCTGCGTCCTGAAGCGGCTGTACAGATTCAGTCTGCATAAATCCTATAGCGGAAGTCTTTCGGGGCTTCCGCTTTTTTTTACATTTAAGGAACTAACATCATGGCTCTTATTGCACCAACCTCAAAGATTGAGGCTGTAAATATTATGCTTTCAGCCATCGGTGAGTCTCCTGTATCTAGTTTGAACAATGCGTCATTGGTGGATGTGTCTTTGGCTGAGTCCATATTAGATGAGACTTCAGTAGATATACAAACACAGGGACTACACTGTAACACTGAAATCAACTACCCCTTAACAGCTAATGTTAATGGCGAAATCATTGTACCTACCAACTGTGTCCGAATTGATACCACAGAAACATCGGCTGATATAGATGTAACTCAGCGTGGTAACAAATTGTATGACAGGGGTGAACGAAGCTACACATCTTTCACGGGAACACTCCGTGTTGAGATGGTTCTGTTATTGGACTTTGAAGACCTACCACAGCACGTTAGACGCTACTCCACTGTAAAAGCCGCTAGACGCTTCCAAGGCCGTTACATCGGTTCTGAGAGCCTAGGTGGATTTACAGAAATAGATGAGCGTGAAGCAATGGTTCAGTTTGAACGTGCAGAAAAGTTGAACGAAGACAACAACATTCTGTCAGACAACTTTGATACATATAAAATTCTATCACGAGGTTCGCCTCGCAGAGCAGTAAGGTTCTAAATTATGCCTCTAGTTTCTACCAGTATCCCGAATCTACTTAATGGGGTTAGTCAACAGCCATCGTCACTACGACAGTTGACTCAGGGAGAAACTCAAACTAATGCTTTGTCATCCGTTATCGATGGACTTATTAAGCGTCCTTCTACAGAACATATTGCTAAAATATTAAGCTCATCAGTCGATAATGCGGCTATCCATATTATTGATAGGGGTGTTGATAACAGACATATTACTGTTGTTACTGCTACAGCATCGTCTGCTACTGTTTATATATTTAAGATTGATGGCACAACACTTACTACTAATGTTGTTAGTAGTGCTGACCAGTACCTCTACACAGATAATCCACAGCGAGACTTAAAGTTTCTTACGATTGCGGATACAACATTTATTCTTAACAAAACAAAAACTGTGGCTATGAAAACCGCAGTAACTCCCGGCACTTTATATGCTGTAAAGTACCAAAGCTTTTCTGACCTACCTACAAACAGAGAAACACACTATACAGGCGATGGTAGCCAAACTCGATTTGCTATAGGGTTTCAATATGGAAATTCTAGTAATGTTGAAGTCAGAGTCGATAGTAGTGTTGTGTCTTTTGGTTTTGAATCTGGGGATGTTTCTCGTGTTAAATTATATAGTGCGCCAGCAAGCGGAGCGAGTGTTGTTGTTTTTGAACGCCCACAAGCTGGTGTATATTATGAGGTTGTTGGAGACGAAAATAGCTCCTTTGACAACTACTATGTAAAATCGCTTAGTGGTACTTCTTATGAAGAAACGGTTAAGCCGGGGATTACATACCAGTTAGATGAAACTACGCTCCCGGTTAAGCTTGTACCAAACTCTTCTACTAACCCAACTTCGTTTTCACTTGAACACAGTACATGGGAAGATAGAACAGTAGGTGACACAGAATCAGCACCAAACCCATCCTTTGTAGGTCTTAAATTAAACGACATATTTTTCTTCAAAAACCGTCTAGGTTTTCTAGCTGAAGATAAAATTATCATGTCAGCTTCAGGGGATTTCTTTAGGTTTTTTCCTGATACAGTAACCACACTACTCGCTGGTGACCCAATTGATGTAGCTGTTAGTCACACAAAGATTTCGTTACTAAATCATGCGATTGCCTTTAACGAATCACTAACTTTATTTAGTGACCAAACACAGTTTACAATTTCAACGGCTGGTAATCTTACGCCTCAAAATATTGCTATTGTACCAAGTACAGAGTTTGAAAATGAGGTAAATGTATCCCCGGTAGGTGCTGGTAACTCATTATACTTTGTTACACAAAAAGGTAACTTTTCTAGTATAAGAGAATACTTCATTGCTTCTGATACAGTGATTACAGATGCCTTAGAAATTACAGCACACGTTCCTAAATACATTCCTAATAATGTAGTTAAACTAACAACATCAAGTAATGAAGATACACTAGTTGCTCTCTCCCATGATGCAAATAATAGATGGAAATTGTTTATATATAAATGGTTTACTGACGGTAGGCAAAAACTACAGTCTAGTTGGTCTACATGGGACTTTAGTAATAACCAATATGTAACTTCGTCTAATAGTGCCAATGAAGGTATTTTAGATGTACAAATTATTGATAACGATTTGTATATGATTGTTAATAATTCCGATGGAGTATATTTAGAAAAGCTTCCATTGCAATACCCTAATGATAGTCTACTTAATTTTCACATTCGTTTAGATAGAAAAGCGGTAGTAAATGGATTTGGTGGGGCACTTTATGACTCTATAAATGACTACACAACTTGGACACTTCCGTACAGTATTGATACTGCAACAGAAGTTAAAGTTATCAAGCAGGAAAATTTTGGGGATAGAATAGGTACAGACATTACTACTACACGCCCAAGTCCTACAACTGTAAGGGCTTTAGGTAACCATGACCAAATTCAAAATCCAGATGGCAGTTATACCCAACGTAATGTAGTTGTTGGCGTACCCTATGACATGACCTACGAGTTCTCTACACAGCACGTTAGAGAAAAAGGTGGGGCACAGTCGGTACAGTCCGGGCGGTTACAGTTAAGAACCATGCGGATTAACTATGAAGACACTGGTTACTTTAAGGTACAGGTAACACCAGAAGCACGACAGACGTATGAGTACGAGTTTACAGGTGTTGTCCTTAACCAATCAGGTTCTACCATTGAAGATGTTATTCTTTCTGATGGTACTTTCCGTTTTCCCGTTCAAGCTAAAAATGACCAAGTATCAATAAAACTTACATCTGATAGTTACCTACCAGTACGAATACAAAATGCTGAGTGGGAAGGGCATTACACAATCAGGTCACAACGAATATAAATTAGGAGCGTATTATGGAAATAATATGGAGTTTATTATTGACCGTTTGTGGTGAGTCACATTGTGTAAAACAAACAATACAGTGGTTTGATGAAAGACCACAATGTGTGGAAATGAAACTATTACATGAAGATTTACCTCAAGATGGTAATTGGAAAACAATTGAGTATAAATGCACGATTGTTAATGGACTCCAAGTTTAAGGTAAAATTAAATGCTTAAAATCGTTAAGGCTCACCCTATGGATGCTATGTATTTAGCACCTAAACTAAGGCCAATAGATTTGCTGGAAGTAAAGGCCGTAGGCTACACTCCATACGAAGCATTATATAGTGGATTTAAGATGCCTAATAGTGTGGTTTACTCCGGGTTAAATAGTGATGAACAAGTTGTACTAATGTTTGGGTGTGTACAGTCACCAGATAATAAAGACGCTGGGTGTATATGGCTGTTAGCTTCAAATGAATTAGATGAATTAAAAAAGGATTTTCTTACACTATCAAAAGAATGGGTAGATAGGGTAAGTTCCCCTTACAAATATGTGTTCAACTTTGTTCACAAAACAAACACAAAAAGTATTCGCTGGCTTAAATGGAATGGATTTACTGTAGATACAGATAAAATTTATAAACAAGGCGGTGAAGATTTTCACTTGCTTATTAAGGATGTTTAGAAATGTGTACGCCAACTGCCGCAGTTTCAAGTGGGTTGCAAATTGGGTCAGCTTACGCCCAAGGACAAGCCAACGCACGAATGACAGGGATACGAAATCAGGCGGCAACAGCTTCAGCTACATCTGCTTTAGCCATTGACCAAGCTATCCTTCTTAGGCAAACCCGTGAGCAAGCCGACAGGTTCTCCCAGCGCAGTGTCGATAGAGGACGAGCCGCTATGGAGATGGCTTCTCAGGCTACTGTAAGTGCTGGTGAAGGCAACGTCAGTGGTAACTCTGTCCGGGCACAGCAACGTGCTATTAAGTTCAAAGAAGGTGAAATAAAGACAAGAGATGACAAGTCTTATGAAAGCATAATGGCAAGCATCCGTGACCAAAACACCAAAGCTATTAACAGAATGGTAACTAGAATGAATAGTTTACCAACCCCTCAGACACCCAACCTTTTGGCAACAGCAATCAATATTGGTGCGAATAATATGACAGGTCAAGCGGCTGAGAGTTTTGATGGTTGGTTTGAAGACACATTTGGAGCATAGAGAGGACGAGACATGGCAGAACCAAGAAGGCCGATAGGCAATCTGCCGGGAGAAGGTGAGACAAGCATCTCTGCCGCCCGTCCGATTGATGCTTTTGCACCCCCACCGCCCATGCCAAAGAACACTGCGGCTGACCAACTAGCTAAAGCTTTTGGTAACCTAGGGGCGGCAGGGAGAAAAGCTTCTCAACAGGCTGAAGCCAAACGTGAGCGTGAACGAATTGATTTAATGGCAGAGACAGCCCGTGACCACGCTGTACGCATGGCGGCTGAAAGCGAAAATGGGATTATTACATCTGTTCAACTAGGTGAGCATTACGCTGACCTATCGGATGCCATCATTGCCCGGATTGTACGAGAAGAGAACAACACCTCTTTCTACAACATGGCAAAGGACAAATTGTCTGGCCTTAGTGATGACATCATTATGAACAAGGGTGCGCTTGAAAGCATCTACACTAAACTTGAAGAAGATGCTATCGCTTCTACCACTAACCAAGAGACAGGTGAAATCTACCAGTTTGCCCAAGGTGGGGCACTGAGAGGTATCCGTAGAGCTATCCAAGAAAAGAGTGGACAACACGCACAAAAACGAGATGCAATCGTCCGTGACCGTGCCCAACTCATTACAAAGGGGCAGGTGACTACTCTTCTCGACTCAGCCTACACCGATGGTATTGCCCAAACTGGTGACATCAACATGACTGCAATCATTGAAGGTATTGCGGCAATCGACAAGGAAGTGTCTCCCTTTGATAACGTAACCCGGAAGGGAATTATTGTTGATGCTATTTTAGCATGGGATAAAAACAATCCTGATAAAGCACCTCTCACTGATGCCATTATGGAGAAAGTTCCATTTCTAAAAGGCTCAGTTACAGAGGCTAAAGTGGCTAACGCACGAGGAGCTATTGCATCCGCAAGAATGACACATCTGCGTAATGAAGCTTTCATAGCTAATGAAGCAGAGAAAGAACAATTTAATATTAATGTAGCTGATGTAAATGCCATCACAGAAGGTGACCTGTCCGTTGCTAACCAGATTAAAAAGCTAGACGAATTACAGCGAGACATGGCTATCGCCGCCGCAAAAGACGGGGCTAATGCCAGTGAAGTTAAAATAGCTAACGACACTTGGGCATACATTGAGACTATGAAGCGGTCATTAGAAGTTCCACCTGATGAAAGTTCAGCTAATAGAATTAAAGTTAGAACAACTATTCTATCTGGTGCAACTAGCGGAACGCTGACAGTAGACCAAGCGATTGCACAGGTCAGAGCTAGAGATGATATTTCACCTAATGATAAAGCAACACTTATTAACGAAATACCACAGCTTATCCAAGGTGGTGGCATCATTGCCACAGAGACACATAACACAGCCTACCGTCAACGTGTAGGTGGGTCTGTAGACGCTTATGACAAGGACAAGACCCTAATGGGTGTTGGGCTGAAGCTGTCTATGGTAGGTGAATCTGTTGACTCGATTGCTAGAGAAATTTGGGATGATACA